AAAAATAAGAAAGGCTGATGAAGGAGTACCTTCTACAGAAAAGTTTCTTAGAGATTTAGTAAATGGAAATATATTTAGGCCTTTAGATTGGGTAAATCTTAGTGTAAAAGAACAAACAAAATCACTTCTTAGCATGTTAGAAATAGGTTGGAGCAAAGAAGATATCATTAATTGGTTTGGTGAGCTCACTGACAATATAGACTATACAGAGCACATACTTATTATTTTAAAAGCTATAGAAACTAAGTATTACAATGACCGTGCAGAAGTTAACAGAGAGATTAAGGAACTGGAAGCTAGGATTAAATCAATAGTGGATGATTTACCAGCTGAATATGATGGCGAAGAATGGAAAGATGTAAATGTTCAAGAGTATTACTCTAAAGTAAAAGAAGCACAAGATATAAACAAATGGATATCAGAAGCTAAAGGACTTCAAGAAAACTATAACTCTAAAATTGAGAGCATAAAATCAAATGGTGAAAATGAAAAATCAAAAATAACTATTAAGTATAAGGTAGAATCACAAGATATTGAGGATATTATATGCTTGTCTAAAAGTAGGATTGAAAAAGCTAAGGAGTTTATTGCTAATTCAGATAGAGAATCGCAAATTAGACTTCAAGAGCTTACAAATACAAATGAGAAGTCTAAAAATATGGAAAATGAATCCTATAATCTTGCACTTAAGGAATTAGAGGAAAGATACCAAAATGAAAAGGCTAATTTAACAAAATATCATGATGCTGCATTACAATCATTATCTGAAATATTAACTGAAGATATAGATATATGTAAAAAAGATTTAGCAATGCAGGTTGATAATCAAAAAGATTTAATAGCATTAAACGAAAGTAAGATAGCAGCTAAGCAGCAAGAACTTTTAGGACTTGATGAAAAAGAAGATTTAGAGAAAGAAGCTATTAATGAAAAGATTGGAGCGTTAATAGAAAAAGAAAAAACAAAAATAGGTAAAGCATCTAAATATCTAGAGGAACATGAAGAAATAGATGTTGAACCATTACAAGAAGAAGCTAACAAGGTACAAGAAATGGTTTCTTATCTTCGTGAATGGAACAGGATATCTGAAATTAGAGATAACCAACTAGCACCTAAAGAACAATATTCATCTTTGCTAACAGAAAGAATAAATAAAGCTAGAAATCTACCAGGAGAACTTCTTAAAACAGCTAAGATGCCAATAGAAGGAATAAGTGTTGATGAAAATGGCTTAGTAAGAATTAATGGAACTTTAATAGATGGCTTAAGTGATGGAGAAAAGTTTTCTCTTGCAATGAGAGTAGCTAAAGCACAGTGCGGTGAATTAAAAGTTATTTGTTTAGATCGTTTCGAGTGTTTAGATAAAGAATCTCAAGACAGATTATTAAAAGAAATGTCTGAGGATGAATACCAATATTTCGTTACAGAAGTTGCAAAGACCGAAAGTGGAGAAGTTGAGTTAGAAAAAATAGGGGAGGTAAGCTAAGTGGAACTAAAGATAACAGGCGAAGGTAAAGTTAAATTCATAGAAAATAAAGATTTGTTTACATCTGCAGAAGTTGTTTTTGATACTAGAGAAGATAGTGAAGATAGGACCAAGTGGCTCTCTCAAAGAACTAATTCTATAGGTGGTTCAGAAATAGGAGCTATAGCCGGATTTAGTAAGTATGCATCACCATTAACCGTATTCAATGACAAATTAGGATTAGTAGAAAAGTTCAAGGGCAATGTCCATACTCAATTTGGAAATAGAATGGAACCACTTATAAGAGAATGGGTTCAGGAAGATTTTAAGAAAGAAACAGAAATTGAGCTAATAACTTATGAATATCCATACATGATGGTGGATAAAGAAATACCTTACTTCTCAGCTAATATTGATGGTATTGGAGTCTTATCTAAAGAGTGGAGACATAGAGAGAATAGAGATACTGGAGAGTATTGGAGCATTGAAGCAAATGAGTTATTTGGATTAGAAATTAAAACAGGTTCAGAGTTTCTTAAAAAGATGTGGGCGGGAGAAGAAGTTCCGGATAGCTATTATCTTCAATGCCAGTGGTACATGGGAGTTACAGGACTAAAAAACTTCTTAATCATCTATATGCTAGGAAAAGAAATTAAATGGAAAGTAGTACCTAGAAATGATGATGATATAACTGCATTGAGAAATGTAGGTAAAAGTTTTTGGGAGAATAATATAATACCAAAGATACCACCTTCACCTATAGGAATCCACACAGAAACAGAGCAGATTGCAGAACAACAGGACCTAAGGGATGAAGATATTAGTTTGCAGAAAGGACTTCTATCTAAATACAAAGATTTAGGAGAAAAAATTAAAGAACTAGAACAAGAACGTGAAAAAGCAAAACAAGAGATATTCTTAGCTATGGGAAATGCAAAGAAAGGTTATGACGGAAGTTATAAGATTTCAAGATTTTCAGTTAAAAAAGATAAGACAGACCTTAAACTTTTAAAGCAAAAGTATCCAGTTACTTACGAATCAATAGTAAATGGGGTAACTGAATATATAAATCTTAGGATAACAGAAATTAAGTAGGAGGGAATATAAATGGAAAAAGTAAGATGTGCTTATTGTGGGAAAGAGAGAGATGTGCAAGAAATGCATCAAGGCAAAATTATTTTCAGAGACAGCGATAAATGTACCGGAAAAGCATTTGTGAATAAAAAAACTAATTGGTATTGCAAAGATAAAGGGTGCTATGGATACGACCAAATGGCTTATGAAGGTTAAATAATCAATTAAGGAGTTAATATGGGCGAAATAAGTAAATTGATTCAGGAAGGGATACTGTGCCAGGAATGCGGATGTTTAATGGAAGATTTAATAATGGAGGGAAGTAATGAGCTGAAAAAGTCTCCAGGATACCCAAGAACATGCAGAGATTGTCTAAAGGAGGAAGATAAATAATGGCAAATATAAATAGTGGCTTAATGGCTAATCAAAATAATAATACAGCAGTACAAAACAAACCACAAAATAATGTTAAAAACATCTTAGCTAATGTTAATTACAAGAAAAGATTTGAAGAAATACTAGGTAAAAAAGCACCAGGTTTTATAAGCTCTATAATTAATATCTCTAATTCACCTAATTTGAAAGAATGTGAACCAATGTCAGTTGTATCAGCAGCAGTAGTTGCAGCAACATTAGATTTACCTATAGATCCTAATTTAGGTCAATCTTATATAGTTCCTTACAATGATAAAAACAAAGGTAAGATTGCACAGTTTCAAATAGGCTATAAAGGATTTATACAACTAGCGATGAGAAGTGGTCAATACAAGACTATAAATGCAGTAGAGGTTTATGAAGGTGAACTTAAGCATGTTAATAGGCTTACAGGTGAGATTGAATTTGAAGATACACCGGAGCCATCAAATAAAATTGTAGGTTATGTAGCTTATTTTAGATTACTAAATGGATTTGAAAAAGCTTTCTACATGACCAAAGAACAAATTGAAGCTCATGGCAAGAAGTATAGTCAATCATATAAAAGTAAAAAAGATTTTGTTGTTAAATCTAGTTTGTGGACCACAGACTTTGACACCATGGCAATAAAAACTGTTTTGAAATTATTATTAAGCAAATATGGTGTTTTGAGCATTGAAACTCAGAAAGCTATAGAAGCCGACCAAGCTTTTATAAAAGATTATGTAGTTACTAAGGGAGCTGAATTTGATAGTAGTAAAGCTGAGTATATAGATGTTCCTACCGATGGAGCTATTGATGTTGAATACCAAGAAAATAACAATTTAGATTCTGATGATGTATCACAGCCTGAACAACAAGATATGTTTGAAGGTACACCATTTGAAGAAAGTTAGGTGATTATATGAGTAGAAAAGTATGGCTTATGTATAATGAAAAAAGTAAATTGGGTTCAGTAAAAGCTAAAAGTTTTAATGGCATGGAAGAGGTCGAAAGCTATATGAGGGAACATAAAGAAAAATTAAACTACTTAGATATAGCTAAAAGTATTCAAAATGTTTGCTAATAAAAAAGATAGTAGCCTTAACCACCACGAAAAGACTACTACCAGGAACTTAAGAAAATTTTCACAGATAGGTATCTCGGCAAAGATGCCTATCTACACAAATTATAACACAGCTGCATATACGTGTATATTTTAATAATTATCTCAGGAATAGTATATGCCAGTTTTAACGAAAAGTTGCTAATGAGGTGAATTTATGGCTAAAAAATATTATTGGCTTAAACTGCATGAAAACTTCTTTGAAAGAGAAGAAGTAAAAGTTATAGAAATGCAAACTAATGGAGAAAAATACATCATCTTTTATTTAAAGTTATTAGTTAAAAGCATATCTACCGAAGGAAGGCTTATGTTTAGGGATGTAATTCCATATACTCCGGATATGTTATCAAAAATCACTAATACGGATGTAGATACAGTTAAAGTTGCTATAGATTTATTTGCTAAGCTTGGACTAATGGACAAATTGGATAATGGAGCTCTTTTTATGAGAGAGGTGAAAAATATGATAGGTAGTGAAAGCAAATGGGCCCAGTACAAGAGAAAAGATAAAGAGGTTGTACCTGAATTACCTTTCAATGAAGAGGGATTGGAGAATTTCCAACAAGAGTCCAAAGATGCTCCAAAAAAACTCCAAGCAGAGATAGAGATAGAGAAAGAGTTAGATATAGAGAAAGATAAAGATATAGATATAAGAGAAAGAGAAAAGAAAAAGAATCTCTCTCTATCTATAAAAAGTAATACTGAAGTATTTAAATTTATAGAAAAATGTAACATTACTATGTCAGCTTTAACAATGGAAAAGATTGCTGAAGATATAGAAATTTATTCAGCGAGTGAAGTAGTTAAGGCTGCAGAAATAGCTAATGATAGAGGGAAAAGAAGTTATGCATATATAAAAGGCATTTTAGAAACAAGAAGAGCAGAAGGAACTGATACAAAATCTATGGAGGAAAAGAGTCATGGAGCAAATAATGACAATCGTGGCGAAGAACTTCGAAATCAAGGAATTGGATTGTAATAAAGAACTAAAAACTTGTCCAAATTGTGGAGAAGCAGTAGAAAAAGTAATAACAGTTCTAAATAAACCATGGAAAGTTCCAGTGGCGTGTTCATGCAGAAAAGCCAGGTTGGAAGAAGAAAGAATTAAATTTAAAAATGAAGATAAGCAGAGAAGATTAGATATTATTTTCAAAAATTCTTTAATGGATAAAAAATTTAAAGATGTTACATTTGAAAATTGGGATCATACCAAAGCAAATGAAAAGATATATGAAATTTGTTCAAAATATTCTTATAAGTTCTCGGAGCTAAAAGAAAATAATGTTGGATTAATAATCTATGGAGTGCCTGGTAATGGTAAAACTTATGCTTCAGCTTGCATTGCAAATAATTTATTGCAAAAAGGAATTCCAGTTATATGTGTTGGTATAAATGCTTTACTAGACAGGATAAAAGAAACATACAACAAATGGGGTACCGAAGGAGAACAAACAATTCTAAGAAGTTTAGCCAATGCAGAACTTTTAATACTAGATGACTTAGGAACGGAGCAAGATACACCATGGAGCAGAACTCAGATATACAACATTATAGATTCTCGCTATAGGAATGAGTTACCTACAATAATAACAATAAATCTTAGTCTAAATGATATTGAGAAAAGGTATGGCAAGAGAACTTATGACAGAATATTAGAAATGTGTACACCAGTTGAAAATACATGGAAGAGCATAAGACAAGAAAAAGGTAAAGAAAAAACAAAAATTCTAAAAGAAATATTAGATTAAAAATAGGGGGATGGAATTGTGGAAAATATAGATTTAGAAAATGAACTAAAGAAGAATGGAGTTAATCCAAAGACTATAGATATTATGGTTTCTCTAGTAAAAGAGCCTGACGATATGCAAATTGTTTCAATGGAAATATTCAAATTAAGAGAAGAGAAAGAGGCTCTTAAAGAAAGAATGAAAGTTATGGCAAGAGCAACTGTAATACTTAGAGATAGGTTGGATGAAGCTAATAAAAAAGTTAAATTACTTGAGAGTGGTAAGGACTCTACTCTAAACAATACATTTAGGTATTTAGAGAATATGCAAAGTTTTTTAGAAGAATTGGTTAGTTTAGATACTACAGAAAGTAATTTTATTGAAGAACTTAAGGATATTCAAAATAAAGCTTCATGGGTAGTCGGAACATATAAGTTAATGAGCGAAATGAATTCTACGGAGGTAATTTAGGTATGAACAAGGCTGGTATGGGAGGAATGAATTTTGGATAAGTTAACACCTATGGAATTTAAAAATCAAA